TCAGAAAACTGAGTCGGCGTACCCTCAAAGTTCAAAACTTCGTGGCGTGGAATATTGCTAACATCTAAATAGCTAGTCGGAGCGCCGTACGCGGTCTCATACTCGTCATAACTATTGCCAGAATCACCACTCATGTCGTCGCCTTTATATCCATAATGCCAACAAGACGCTGCGCCCAGTCTTGCCAGCTATCAAATCCTCGACTATCGGGCACACCGGAATTGACAAAATATCCAATGCCAGTCATACCATCGACCCATTCTCTCCAACGTTCTTCTGGTACTGTCCCGAGCTCTTGGGCTGCAAATAGTTCCGACATAAGTGGGCAGTACTGCGTCCATTCCATGCCACGAGGATCATAGGTAACCATTATTCATCCTCATTATGGATTTCCATCATGGGTTACCCGTAGAACGCTCATCGCCGATATCTGCGGACAGCAAGTTTAGACCGCACTCATAAGTACCATTCACTACGTTAGAACCAAAACGCAGACGCATCTCACGACGCTGTTCGCGCATATCAATTTTAAGCGTAGAGTTATCAAAATAATACGGCTCTGACGGTTGGTCTACATCATCGGCGTAGCCTTTACCAGTCACCACCAAATACATCTCTTCTTGCTGCACAAAATCCGGTTCTACTCGTTCTAGGCGAATCCACTTATTGGGGCCTGTTATTGCAGCCTGCCCAGGGCCGCCGTTGACCCAGCCAATACTGTTAGTCTCGAAATAGCTCTCGACAGCAGACTCTTGCGTCAGATTGACCACGTTATTACCCGTCTCATGCTGCCACAATGTGTATTTACCCGAAGAATTCTCTTCGGTTCCCGCCCAGATTGGACGTCTAAACACTTCAGAGAACGCGCCTGCCGAGCGTCTTGCCCCAAGTGCTTGTCCAGCGTCATACCAAACTTGATCACGTACATTATAAACGATGGCGTCTGTGCATTCTTCCGCATCGCCTTTAGGATAAAACCACCAGATCTCACCCCAGCGAGGCACCTTGCTAACCCAGACTTTTTGGCGTTGCGTGTAGTTGATGTTATCAAAAAAGAAATTGATATTCATATTATTCTTGACTTCGGAGACGACTCCGTTATACATCAAGAATCTGTCTACGCCACACCAAAAGAAAATGCCATCGTATTCGATGACAGATGAGCTCGAAAGAATAGAGCTCTGACTGCTAATTAAGTCATAACGCCAATAGATGGTCGTCGCCCCAATAGTCTGCGGGGCATAGGTTACCCGAATCACAGAATCTAAAGACCAGAATAGGCCTGCAGGCGCTGTCGTACCGCCTCGTAGTGGCAAACCTTTAACGATCTTTGTCGCTGACACGTTATTAGAGTTAGAATCGGCGGCGACCCAGTTCTGGAAATCACCTGCTGAGCTATTTTGGATCAGTCCGTTATTGCCATAGACAAATAGATAGGGGTGCAGCATAACCACACCACCAGATACATTGATCTGGTTATCAAAAGTCAAAGTTTGTGTGCCGCTTAGAGTCGCAGTCCCAGAAATGAGCACTGTAGTGATACCAGAACCCGGAGTAGAGCTGACCACATAAGAACCACTTGGCAATCCTGCGCCGCTTACTAATTGCCCGGGATAAACCAAAGCGTTAATGCCGGTGATCACAAGAGTACTGTTTGGAGTTCCCGGTGTCATTGCACCTGACGCAGTAAATTTACCCACTTCAGCCATCGCACCGCCGGGGAAATCGCCATACATAACCGGTGTATTGACTGTGCTATCTATAAAACGCAAATTCTGGCCGGCATGAGCGATTAGTTTGCTATTGCCTGATCCTGTCGAGTCAAAGCCGATGTCAAATTGCCAAAGATTATTGGCATTTGTTGTAAAGCCTGTCGTAAGAGTTGCGACCGTAATAGAAAAGCCCGAACCTGTACCGCCAATAGAAGCGGCAGTCGCACTAAGTATATCTCCTGCTATATAGCCAAGTCCGCCTGCAACCAAAGTGCATGAGGTCACCACAGTGCCGACGACTTGGATGGTGGCAACAGCACCTGTGCCTGACCCACCGGTCAAAGCTACATTGGTGTAAGTGCCGTTGGTGTAGGCTGTGCCGGGGACTAAACTCGAGAGCGTGAGAATAACGCCAGAAAACGCTATGGTAGTCGGCCCAGCGCCCACACCGTCATCATCATCGGTCTGCCACATCTCTAACCCGGCAGAATAGCCGGAATAGACATAGTTTAGCCCGTTATCGGAGCTCATGATCATGCCGCGGCTAATACCAGAAGCATTCTGAAAAATGCCTTTATATCCAGCCATTTTGCGAGGACGACCTCGCTGAAATCTCACCCATTGCCCGTCTATATAGCAGGGCGCATCGAACTGGGTACCATCGCGCTGGATCCCCGGTTTGATGTTTAGCGAGATGACATTGGCGGTCATTTAGAATGTGCCTCCGCTAATGCCGCCAATCGCCGTGAGGCCACCTTGCACAGTTAACATCGAGGTAGTGAACGTCGCGTTATTAGTACCATTTAGAGAAATCGCAAACTGATTGGTCGCCGGCTGATAGATACCAGTATTGGTGTTGCCAGTAAAGTTAATCGATGGCGTCGCAGCAGACCCTGTACCGATAGTAAGAGCTGTGATTGAGCCGCCTGCAGCAGAACTTGAGTTATAGACGTTTGTGCCATCACAGACTACAGTCAGTGTCTGCAATTGCGGGACTGTCACTGTCGCTGCACCGACTGCAGAAGTTTTAAAAGTTAGCGAAAAAGCGCCTGTCGTCTGGTTATTCAGATAGTAGATCTGAACAGTGCTAGGTAAGACGATGACCACGTTACCGGTCAGTGCACCAAAATATTCTTGGACGACGTTGGCGTACTCAACGGCCGTAAGTGTGTATGTGCCTGTCGCTACCGTCTTGGCTAGTTGGGTATAGGCAAATGTATTGCTGCGTCCGTATGCAAATGTAGCGTAGCCGTCGACGCCATTAGAGACGATGACCAAAGATTCTGTTAGTTGCAATTGCTGATTGCTATTGCCGTCAATGGTGTCTGTCCCACTTGGTGTAAGTGTGACGATCCCAGACCCGCCGTTGCGAATCATCACAAACCAACCGTTGCCGACTGTCGACGCCGTGGGTAGTGTGATCGTACCAACACCAGATGCCCAGACTAAGAACTGAGCGCGTTGAGTATCATTTAAGACTGTGTTTGAAAATATCGAGCTCTCAGCGTATTCTTGATTAAGCGTTGTGCCAGAAGCAACTAGACCGTAGCCTGCCAATGCTGCGGCGTTTGCAGCCGATGTGCCGGCACCAAATGTGACGGTCGACCATACGCCGTTATTGGTCGTATTATTAGTTAGAAAAATATACTGGGCGATGCCCGAAGCGATGGAGACGATCGTATTGCCAGAAATATCGGTGACCGTAAATGACGTAGCACCAATGTTTTGAATCAGCACGCTCTGCCCCGTGCTGACCTGCTGAGCAGAAGGCAAATAAAGTTTAAGACTCGATGCTGTCGCAGTGACCTGAATAATACTAGCGACTACATTTGTATTATTGCCATTGATCGGCCACTGTAAAAAAGTATCAGCAGAAAGAGTAAGACTTTCATATCCCACTTGGCTTGGGGAAAGCGTCTGGCCGGTAAAAGGATTTACATAGCTCATAGTATTCCTTAAGAATCAATTGCGACGGCTTGGCGGTCACCAACACGGGACACGTCTTCTAACTTCAGCGCTGCGATTGCTTCCTGATATTTTTGTTGGAAAATCTGCCGTGCATCATTTTTTAGGAACGGCATCGCTTGGAGCAGTGTCCCAAAAAGCATTGCATTTGGAGCGTTTTGAGTGATCCAGTTTGTCTGATTTGCGGAAGACAGAGGCGCAATGCGCTCATAGTAAAGTACCTCAAACGGGTACGCCTGATCAGGAGTAGGGGCCACCAACCAATGATCGTAGTCGTAATCTGCATAATAGAGTGGCAGACCTGTCGTCGCTGTATTAGGAGTATAAGATTTTAGGTACTCATATTTGCGCAGCAAGACGGGGCTTTTAGAACCGGCAGAAGACACTTCCATCGAAGTCGTCTTGCGCCAACGGGCAGGCTTCTGGATAACTGGATTGCCAATTTCCATGGTCGACTCGACGACCTGCATTTGACCGAGCGTTTTGATCTGCTGCGCTATTTCAAATTCAGCAAGTGTGATAAAGGTCGGGATAGCCTCGACGACAGCCGCATCTGAGCGCTCCAAATACTGGAGCACCATGGTATTCAAGCTATCATAGGTCATTACCCAAGAGACGGTCATATCGCTACCCTTTGTAGTGTGCGGTGCGATTTATCCCAAAGCGCTTGAGTTAACATTTTAACCTCTATCTTGCTAATTTAAAACAGTATTTAGGCCAACATGCTAGATGCTTTGACTTTTACTGCAGCGACGCGGTTTAGCCAGCCTTTACCAAAAGTCTCAAAAGTGTTCAGACTGCGGTAAAAATCCTCTTTTGCTTGGCTGAACTTCTCAATTAGCTCGGCTTCAGGAATGGCGTTGACCGCAGCCAAAGTCATCGGCCCAATTCCGCCATCAGGGGTAGCACCCACGGCAGTCTGTAGAATCTTTGCGCTACGCCCAACACCAGCGTTAACAGCGAAATCAAACACCAAGTAATCAATGCCGGACGGCAAATCGTCGCACTTACAAGCATCCCAGAACTTACGCTTATAGAGCGGTTCAACCATCTCAGGTGTCAGAGAACGCATCTCTTTCTCGTTCGATTCACGCCCAACCCACTCCTCCCAGACACGTTTTGTGACGCCAAGATTGGTCATGCCACCGGGGTCAGACGGATGGTTAACATAGCCGCCCTCTGAGGCAAGCATCATCTTAAAAGCGTTGTCCCAATTACTTTGCATTTTTAATCTCCGCTTCAGTAATTTTTTCTTTAGATTTCATGTCAATAATCTTTTCCAAAGTCCTGCCGCCAAAATAAAAACTCATTATTAGCATGCCCCACTGCCCAAGCAGTTCGACATACGCTTTGTTTGTTTCCATGTCAAAGGCAGACATCATGGCAAAAGTGAAATAGCCTGACAGAATCGCTATAAGCGTCATAGGGCGGATATTTTTGCTCAACCATGAGTCGGACTTCATGTCGTTCTCTTGGCGCTTGGTCAGCTCGCCTTGCTCTTGCATGTCGGCTTGCATCTTAGCGAGCTCGCCGTTCTGTTGCATCTGCATCAGTTCAAGCTGTGCTTTTGCTTTTTGCTCAGGATCAGGGAAAAACTTGTCTAGCACCTTCATGCCGATGCCAAGGATATCCATTATCGGTAACATATTAGAA